TAAACTTGACACATTAGAAGAAGGGCTAGATAAAAAGATAGAAAGAGCCCTTATAAATCCTTTATTAGGAAAGTAGAAATGAAAAACAAATGGATCTGGATAGGTATAGCATTGGCAATATTTGTTGCGGTTATTTTTTATGGCGTGGATAAGGCAATGTGTACTCCACCCTGTATTTAAATGAGCAAAGAGCTTACAGCCCAACAAAAGTCTACAATGACCTGGAGGTGGACGGCATTAATACTTTATCTTCTTATCTGTTTTTACGATTTTATGTTTTGCCCAATTTGGTATGGACTTAATAGACCTGATATATCGCAGTTTATGGAGATAATAAACTCTACTACGGAGCCTATGGTGCAAATGGAATTAATGAAAAAATTAACAGGTCAACATAATCCCTTTACATTAATGGGAGGAGGATTGTTTCATTTAGCTTTTGGGGCTATACTAACAGGATCTGCATTTTCAGGTAAAGGATAACAGATGGCTAAAAAATTACAAAAAGATAGCAAGTATGCGTTGGCTGATGCTGATGGAGATGGCATAGTTACAGACGAAGAAATGGATCGCCATGCAATGTGGGTGCGGCTTGAAAACGAGGATAAACAAGCTGACACTCAACGGATGATGGCTTTGACTTCGATGATTGTAAGTATTTTAGGAGTGGCTTTGTTGTTACTTCCTATAATTTCACTAGCGAGAATGGAATCTATATCGCCTGTATTATCTACGTTTTTAATTGCTAATACGGGTATAGTTGCAGCCTACATAACAGGATCGGCACTATCTAAAACAAAGATGAAATAGGAGAGTAATATGTTTGGAATGTTAAGCTCAATATTAGGGCCTGTTGGTAATTTAGCGTCAAGCTACATGGAAAATAAAACTGAAGCGCAAAGAGGGAAGACAGCGATTGCCAAAGCTAAAGCAGAAGCTGAAGCCAAGGTTATGGTAAGTGCCGCTACGAGCACAGCCGAGTGGGAAAAAATAATGGCTAAAGGAAGCCAAGACTCATGGAAGGACGAGTGGCTAACAATTTTATTCAGTATTCCACTTTGTCTCGCATTTTGTGGGGATTTTGGACGAATTATAGTGGCACAAGGTTTTTCAGCACTTGAGGTAATGCCAAGTTGGTATCAATACACACTTGGAGTTATTGTTTCTGCCAGCTTCGGGGTTAGGTCTGCAACTAAGTTTTTTGGGGGTAAAAAATGAACAAGAACTATGACCATTGCCTAGAGATGTTGTTAGAACATGAAGGTGGTTTTGTGAATCATCCTAAAGATCCTGGAGGGATAACTAACTTAGGCGTTACAAAACGTGTTTATGAAGATTGGGTTGGGCATGAAGTGTCTGAGCAGGAAATGCGTGACCTGACTAAAGAAGATGTAGCTCCAATCTACAAAAGTAATTATTGGGACAGGTGCAAATGTAACTCACTCGATTCTGGATTAGACTTTACTGTTTTTGATTGGGCTGTAAATTCTGGTACAGGTAGGTCAGCAAAGGCTTTACAGACAATTGTCGGCGCTGATGCAGACGGTGCTATTGGCCCTGCCACACTTGCATTAGTTAACAATAATTCTGCGGAAAATTTAATTGAGAAGATGTACTACGCAAGACAAGAATTTTACGAAGGATTAAGTACATTCGATACGTTTGGTCGAGGTTGGTCAAGAAGGAATAAAGAAACACTAGAAGCTTCACTAGAAATGATGGATTAGTTATGGCACTTAAAAAACTAGTATTAAAACCTGGGGTTAATCGTGAAAATACTCGATATGCTAATGAAAATGGTTGGTATGAGTGTAATAATGTACGATTTCGCCAAGGTACACCTGAAAAAATTGGGGGTTGGACACGTATAAGTTCGGCAACGTTTGAAGGTGTTAGTCGTTCTTTGTGGAATTGGATTACTTTAAGTGGTCAAAATTTAATAGGTGTAGCTACCAACCTTAAATTTTACATAGAAAACGGCGGTGGTTTTAACGACATAACACCTGTACGAACTACAACATCTGCTGGCGTTATAACTTTTAGCGCTTCTTCTACCACACTGAGTGCTGCTGTAACCTCTACAAGCGCTACTACCATAGCTATAACAGACGCAACTGGCTTCCCATTATCAGGAGTGATACTCATAGATAGTGAAGTTATATCTTATACAGGTGTTACTGATAACACGTTGACAGGATGTACTAGAGGAGCTTCGTACCTTATATCTGATGTATCTACGAGCACTACAGCAGCTACACATAGTTCAGGTGCGGCAGTAACGTGTTTTACTATTCTTGTTACTCATAGTAATCATGGAGCTTTAGTTAATGATTATGTTGTATACAGTGACACAACAGCACTAGGGGGTAACTTTACTACTGATATTTTAAACCTAGAGTACAAAATTCAATCTGTTGAAACTGACAGTACGTATACGATACTTGCAAAAAGTTTTAGTAACGCCACTTTAAAGTTTACAAACGTTGCGTCCACTAGTTCCGATTCAGGAAACGGCGGTAGTTCTACGGTTGGAGTATACCAAATAAACACAGGTGTTACTTCTGCCACATCTTTTGAAGGTTGGGGTGCAAGTAGTTGGGGTGCTGGACCGTTTAATACAGGAGAATCAAGTGTTGAGGAGTTACGAGTATGGTCACAACAAAACTTTGGGGAAGATTTAATATTTGGGTTCCGTAACGGACCTGTTTATTATTGGGACGCGTCAAATACTCTATCTACGCGTGCTGTAGAGTTAGCCAGTTTATCAGGAGCGTCTGCTGTACCAACAAAACAAAATTTTATACTTGTATCAGACATTAATCGGTTTGTGTTTTGCTTTGGCACAACCCCTATTGGCTCTGCAAATAAAGACCCTATGATTATTCGTTGGTCTGATCAAGAAGACGCTACAAATTGGACTCCTGCAGCTACAAATCAAGCGGGCAGCCTGCGATTGTCTCGTGGTACTGAAATCATAGCCGCTGCTCAAGCTCGGCAAGAAGTACTTGTTTGGACAGATTCGTCTCTATACTCGTTACAGTATGTTGGCGCAGGTTCTGGGGTATGGGCGGCACAACTTGTTGGCGAACAAATATCTATTGCGTCTCAAAATAGCGTTGCCTATGCAAGTGGGGTTTCTTATTGGATGGGTAAAGATAAGTTCTACAAGTATGATGGTTCTACTCAACCACTACAATGTGACCTACGTAAATATGTATTTACAGATTTTAATACTGAACAGTACGGTCAAGTATTTGGTGGTAGTAATGAAGCGTTTAACGAAGTGTGGTGGTTCTATTGTTCTAGTAGTGCTACCGATAATGATAGATACGTAGTTTATAATTACTTAGAACACATTTGGTATTATGGTTCTATGGCACGTTCTGCATGGTTAGATTCTGGACTTAGAGCTTTCCCTCTAGCAGCCACATTTAACTCTGTGCTTGTAAACCACGAGGAAGGTGTTGATGATAACGAGACAGGTACAACAGCCGCTATCCCTGCGTTTATTACATCCGCTGATTTTGATTTAGAAGACGGTGATAGGTTTATGTTAATGTCCCGCGTGTTACCAGATGTATCTTTTGAAGGGTCTACGGCAGCCAACCCTGCCATAACAATGTCTTTCTTCCCACTAACATCTTCTGGTTCTGGGTATAATAGCCCTACATCCGAAAGTGGGGTAAGTACAGGCGTAGCTACACGTAGCGCTACTTCTCCTGTTGAAGTATACACCAGCCAAATACATACACGAGTACGAGGACGACAAGTATCTATGAAAATAGAATCCAGCGCTGCGGGTGTACAATGGCAATCAGGTGCTACACGGATTGATATTAGACCAGATGGGAGACGGTAATGGCTGACCAATATACTGTAGAATTTCGTGCTCCTGCGTTACCTTATGCGCCTGTTGAATACAACGCAGCAGAGTTTAACACGCTTAATAACATATTAAGATTATATTTTAACCAGATAGACAATACGTTAAGAGATACAAGTCTTGCAGATAGATCTGATGCAGTAGGGTGGTTTGTAGGGTAATGGCAAATACATATGTAAATGCAAAAGTAGATTTAACGGCAACGAGTGTTACAACTTTATATACTTGTGCTACATCCACTACAGCTATAGTTAAGTCTATAATAGTTTCTGAAGACTCTGGTAATGCAGACACAATAACTTTAACTTTAACTAGTGGTAGTGATGTGTATAGTATATATAAAACCAAAGCCATTAGCGCTAATGGCACAACAGAATTACTAACTGCACCTTTAATAGTGCAAGCGTCTGAAATATTAAAAGTTAACGCAGCAACAGCAAATAGATTACATGTAATTGCTAGCATACTTGAAATAACTTAGGGTTTGTTATGGGAATTGTGAATAGTAAAGAAAAAGCATTGCCCCCCGCAGCAGTCATAATGATGGCGTTAGAAAATGTGGGTACAGGAGATATGCCTGTAGAAACAGCGATGATGACTATTATTAAAGAAGCTGAAACAGCGGATGTAGTGCAGATAGGTAATACTGTATTTATTGGTCATTTTGGTAAAGGTGATAACAAAAATAGCGTTGTAGGTCGCCCGTTAAATGCAGATGTAGGGCGTAATTATGTACGTAATATACTAAAATATGTAGGGTATTTACAAAAACGCGGTGTAACTGACTATGTTACTCAATTTGAAGGTGATGTATTGTTACCTGCCATGCGAGCATTGAAAAAAGTGTTTGATAAAACTGACTCTATATTTGAACTAGAGCCCGCCGAAGATGATCATTACGTACTATTTTTAGAATTAGGTAAAGAACCACTGGATAAAGGGTTATAATATGAGTGGTGTAGTAAGAGCAATTAAAAAACCTATAAAGAAAGTCCTTTCTAAAGTTGAAGATGAGATACTAAAGCCCGTAGTCGATACCGTTGAAGGTGTTGCAAAAGCCATGGGCGATGACCCCCTAACAGCTATAGCTACCATAGGGGCTTATGCTACAGGTAACGCGTGGGCTGTTCCCCTTATAAACGGCGCTTCAACTGTATCTAAAGGTGGTGATTTTAAAGATGTTTTAAAAACTGTGGCTATATCTACTATTGCTCCTACTGTTGTAAGTAAAGTCTCAGCGGTAGCGTCTAATGCAATAACAAATCTAGGTGTTAGCGCTGGTGCATCTACTGCTGTTGGTAATATAGTAGGTAAATCTGTAGTATCTGCGGCTACGGGAGCTGATTTAAAAACTGCATTGTTGGGCGGTGTAAGCGGAGAAATTGCTAAAACTTCAACTAAATACTTTAAAGAAGCTGTCCCTAACTTTGACAAACTTTCAGAAAGCCAACAAAACTCTGTTAATACAGCTATAACAACGTTTATTCAGTCAGGGGGGAACGTTAGTGAAGGTGTATTGGCAGGTGTAGCTAGTTCTATAACTGATAGTATAGACGCTTTAAGCCCCAAAACTGCTCAATTTAACGAAGCTATTGTCGCTGCAACTAAAGCAGGGCTACAAGGACAAGATTCTGGGGCTGCCTTTATAGGTAGTTTAAACAGCCAAGGTGCTGCAGCAATAGGTAACAAAGTAAAAACGTATTTTGATGATCGAGCGCAAGCTAAATCTGACGCGCTTAGAGAAGCAAGTTATGATATGCCAGATACAGTTCCTGCGGGAAAAACTGTTTTTGTAAATCCTCAAACAGGTTCTAGTTATGACGCAAGTGCTGAACGAGAGCCTGCTGTAAAGGCGTTACCACTTACTGAAGCCGAAAAAGCAGACATAGAAAGCAGAACTGTTTATGTAAATCCTGATACAGGTTCTAGCATTGTGCCAACTACAGCCGAACAAGAAAAAAGTATAATTAATAAACTAGCGGAATCAGAAAGTAGTAATGATGATAGCGCTGTAAACACGTTAGGGTATAAAGGACGACTTCAATTTGGAACAGACCGCCTAAAAGATTTTACAAATGCAACGGGTAAAAGCACAGAAGGTTTTGTAGGTAACTCTGAGCTACAAAGAGAAGTAGAAAAATGGCACGTAAAAGACATTGAGAATTACATTGTAAACAATAATCTAGCTAGGTTTTACGGAAAAGAAATTGACGGTGTAGTTGTTGACAAAGATGCTATTATTGCTATGTCACATCTGGGAGGTAAGTACGGAGCAAGGCAATTCCTTGAAACTGATGGTGAATATGATCCTAGCGATGCTTACGGCACTGCGTTATCTGACTATGGTAAAAAGTTTTCTTCTGCAGAAGTAAAAGATCCAGAAGTAGATTTTGAAGAAGTAGCTGAAACCTTTGACCCCTTTGCGGGGGACGATGGTAGTATTCAAGTAGCGTCTGCTGACCCTAATGAAGCTTTTAGATTACTTGCTGAAAGACAAAAAGAAATAGGTGGCGGTGAGTTTGGTGGTGATGGAGTACCTGTAAAAACCGCAGAAGAAGAGTTAGAAGACTTAGATATTAACCCTCGTTTAGACCCTATTTACGGGGAGTTCCGCACAGATAGAGAACAAGAAGTTATAAATCCTGATTATCTTTTTGAAGGGACTGGAGAAGAGTTTTATACGCCTGGCCGTGGTATTGGGGGTATGGGTATCCCTGCTTTAAGTCAAGGCAATAATTATGGTGTAGATCCAATCACATCTACTGCATTTGCTAAAGAGATGTCACAATACGGAAAAGATTTTAAACGTGGTACAGAACAAACTTTAGATAATTATTTAACGGGTGTAGAAGCTGCAGCGCTAACAATGGGGAATAAAAAATATATTGCTTGGGCAAAAGAAGCGCGATCTAAATTTGATCTTGAAGGTGAGTCAGCTACACAAGAATTTATAAAACAAGGCGAAGGCGCAAATTATGACTGGACTAAGTTAGATAATGCCATTGTAGAGCAAGGCGCTAATCTTATAGCAGCGGTTATGGGTCGATTTGCTTTCGCTGCTGCTGGTACTGCTGTGGCTGGCCCTGCTGGTGGGATTGCTGGAGGTTTTGGCGGCCCTGCTATTGTGGAAAGTCTACAAATAATAGGCCCAATAGCTATGGCTCAAGCTAAGAAAAATGGGCGGGAAGCACCAAATGGTTCAGATTGGGGTTTTGCTACTATGGGTTCTGTTGCTAGTGGTGTTCTTAATGCTATACCATTTACGGGTAAGGGGGCATTTAAAACCTTTGGTAGTGCTACAAAAGAATTTTTTACAGAAGCAACACAAGAAGCAGTTGAGGAATATTTTAGCACTGCATCAAAAATATTAGATTCCGAAGCATTTAAAGCTTTACCAGAAAACATAAAAACTTTTCTAGGCGCTGGTTTTATAGGTGGTGGTACAACAACAACATTTGAGTCTACCGCAGATGCCGCTAAATATGTTTCAGATAAAGTTACAGGAGTAAGAACTGGTAAGGAAAAACCATTTAGCGGTAGCGGTGTATATAATGAACAAGTGCTTGGAGAACCTGTAACAGAACGGGGAACTGGAGTTATAAACCAAACAGATCGTTCTTTAGATGAATACGCATTTCAAGGGCCAAATACTGCAGAACAAGATATTGATGCTTTAGGGTTACCGCGAGGTGACGTAGGTAATAGAGGGTTTGATCCTGCTAATACTGTAGTAGATCCTACACCTGATGATACTGTTGCGTTTGACCCCGTATTACAAGGTGATAGAGGTTTTACACCTGAAAGTTTAGAAGCTACACCTGATGATACTGTTGCGTTTGACCCCGTATTACAAGGTGATAGAGGTTTTACACCTGAAAGTTTAGAAGCTACACCTGATGATACTGTTGCGTTTGACCCCGTATTACAAGGTGATAGAGG